GCATCGACCCTTGTACCCCGGCGTTATAGAACAGGTACATGGCATTGGCGATCGTGCCAAGCTCGCCCTTGCGGTTGAAGTTCACTGTCAGATTCTTGGCGAGGCTCGCGGCATGCATTTCACTCAGACCGAGATCCCGCGCGTTCTTGTAGGCGGACAGGCGGATAGCGTTCTCAACGGCGGTGTTGACGTCCGCGATCAGTTCGCCGGTCAGGTGGATGACCTTATGAGCCTGGGCGGTCGCGCCACCATCGGCGCGTTTCAGTTCGCGGAGGATCTCCTTTCGTTTGGTTTCGACGTCGCGGAGCCCGAAGAATCCGACCTTACCGCCAGCTGCACGGTACTCGGTGTAGTGCTTGGCCCATTCCTGGACCGCCTTGGACTTTCCTGTCAGACCAAAGACGGCGTCATCGACGCCGCGCTCGGCCGCGTAGACGCCAGCCATGGCCGCCGGCAGATCCTTCATTACCTTCCGGACAATACCCTTCGGCTGTTTCAGATGGCCGCGGGCGCCTTGCTCGCCGTACAGGTTGATGAGCGCCGTCTGCAAGTCGCGCGCGAAATTGGTCAACACAAATTCCGGATTGAGGGATGTGCTGACGGCCGCCAGATAGCGATTCGCCGTCGCCAGCGCGCTCAAGACCCTGTTTGAGGTCTGCGGCCCGAGGTTCTTAATGGCGCGCGCCAGGCCGTCATCGTGGATCGTGATAAGGGTCGGTTCGCCGTCGACCTTCACGCTCAGGACATTATCGGCGTACTGATAGCCGGGCTTCGGTCCATACACCACTTCACCGCTCTTGCTGTCGTAGTGCGGTGCGTACTCGACCTTGTTGATCTCCCACAGGTCCGGATTCGGGTGCGCCTCGACCAGCTTGAGGAAGGCCTTGCCGACGTCGTTCTTTTCGGCCCGGATGATGGACTCCTCCATCTGCGTGATCGTGTAGGTGAGCGGACTCAAGGCCTTGCGGCCACGTCCCAGCGCCCGGCGCGACTCCTTGCCGCGAATATCGAACCCTCGCCCGATCCGCGGCCGGTCCTTGCCCTCCTCGTCCTCGAAGCCGCGCAGCGGGACATAGTGCTCATACGGCTCCCGCCACATTTCGAGCGTCTTCTCGTTCTCGAGCCCTTCGTCTTCCAGGAGGCGCAGACGCTCCTCGTTGATCGCATAGACACGCTCGGCGATACCGTGGAGCTTGTCGGTCAGGCCGCGGCGCTGGAAGTCGTCAAGGATCTGTTGTGCCTCGTCGTCGCTCATGCCGGAGCCGGCGATGTTGTTGTCCCGGAAGTACGGATTGATCTCATTGATGTGGGCGTTTCTCTCCGGCGCGTGCATGGCATAGAGGTACTTGTCCACGTCGTCGACCTTGACGCCGGCCTTGTTGATCGCCTCGATCAGCGGCTTGACGTGCTCCTCCTCGAATTCGCGGATACGTTCCTCCGCCTTGCCGTGCATCAGTTCTTCCCACAGGTAGGCGTCCTGACCCTCGTCGATGTGTCCGCCCTGCGCGGTGATGGCGCCCTCAATGGTCTTGAGCCGACGAAAACGGTCTTGCATGTGGCGCAGGACGACGTCCTTGGCGGTCTCGGTGGGTGTATCGAACCCGGTAAACAATGCGCCTTGCGGTGGGGCGGCTTTGGCCGATACGGACGGCGCGCTGGCCGTGAGCCCGGCCTTGGTGAAGGCCTGCTGGACCTGGGCGGCGCTGGCGACCGTCTGGCGCCGGAATTTCTGGCTCTGCAGGAGTGTCGGTCCGTTGCCCCAGTAGATTTCGTATTGGCCGTTCGGCTGCAAGGCGGCCGATGCCACAATCTGCCCGCCCTTCATGCCATGCAGGGTGCTTGGCTTGGAGCGCGCCAGACGCACACCATCGCCATCGGATAGCTCGCGCGCGGTGAGACCCTTCTCCACGGCGCGGCGCGACTTGGCGATCAGGTTCAGCACATCGGCGTCGTTGAGTTTGAGCGAGAAGCCCATGCGGCGCAGCCAGTCGCGGACCATGGCGACCACGCGCTGCAAGAGCGCCGGCTTCTCTCCGGTCTCCGCCATGTGCGCGATCTTCTCCTCGGCGGCGATGCGGCGCTGGCCCTGCTCGTCAAGATCAAGCCCGTACTCATCGGCGATGTCCTTCAGGCCATTCTTGCCGTACAACATGGCAACCTGGTCCAGGACCGGGTTCAGGTTCTTGCCCAACAACTGCCGCAGCCCGTAGTGCGCCAGCGCCTCGTGGAACAGGACCGTCTGCGCTTCCTCGCCGTTGTGGATCTGATCGGCGATCAGCCAGATGGAGTTCGAGACCGTGTCGTACAAGCCTTGCGTGGTGTACTCGCCACCGCCCTGCCGGCGCAGATCCTCGCGGATATAGTTCGGTAGCCCCGTTGTGTCCTGCACCACCTGAATCCGCGGGGCGTTGCGCCAGTTGGCAACGATCCGGTGGATGGAGCGGCGCACGTCGGACGCCGCCATGGCGCCAGATAGGCGCGCCGCCTTCTCGCGGCTGAACGAGTAGCGCACGTCGGCCTTGCGCGCGGTCACGGCCTTTTCGAGTTCGGCGCGCATCTCCGGAGACATTTCCACGGAACCGCCAGCGGCGCGCAGATGCTTGACAACTTCGCGGTGCTTGGTGCGGGCGTCCTCCAGTTCCTTCTGCTTCGGGAACGGTTTAGTGGCTTCCTCGGCCGCCTTCCGGCCCTCGTCCCTCTCCTGGGCGGCGTTGTTCTCGGCGATCTTCACGTCGTCGTCGAGGCGCTTGTAGAAGTTGTCGATGCGGGTCACGAATCCGGACGGGCTGATTTCGTCCTTCTTCCCGTACTGGTGGATCGGCGTCCAGTCAGCGCCGTCGCGCGACACAAATGCGCCCAGGTCTCCGCTGAACAGGGTGCGGAATCCGAAGTGCAGGCCGCGATACATGCCGGCTTCGATCGTCGCCCGGCTCGGAGACTCCATCGCCTCCTTGATCTTTGACAGCATCGGGCCGGCGAGCTTGCCGCGGTCGGTGTACTTCTTGCCGTCGATGGTAATGCGGAAGTCGTCACCGGTCAGGGGCGGATTGGCGTCGCGGATGTCGGTCCACTTCTTGAGGTCGGAGAGCCTTGCCTGCAGACGGGCGCTTGCCCCCTGTGCGTACTTGGCCTTGCGCTGCAGGTCGAACAGGCTGGAGTAATAGGCCTTCTGCTGCGCTTCGAGCGATCGGATGTCGCCGCGGAGTTTGATCTCCTCCTGAATGAGTGGGTTGCCGGAGGCGGCGGCCTTCATTTCGGCGGCGTTGGCGGCCTCGCCGTCGATGTCTTCAGAAGTCCGCTGTCCGGGTAGCGCGTGCCGGAACTGCTCGATGGCCGTGGCCTTGTTCTGGATGATCTGCCAGGCGCGCGTGTCGTATGTCTTGCCGGTGGCGTAGCGGTACTCGGAGACCTCGAAGTTGTCCGGATCCCGCAGGTAGAGCGCGTTACCCTGCCGGATGATGCGGCCATTGCGCTGTTCCAAATCCGACGGCCGCCATGGGGCGTCAAGGTGATGGATGGCGACCAGCCGCTCCTGGGCGTTCATGCCGGCACCCATCTTCTCGGTCGAGCCGATCAAGACGCGGATCCGGCCGGCGTTGACGGCCTTGTAGAGTTCAGACTTCTTGGCGGCGGTGTCGTAGTCGTGGATGAAGGCGATCTTGTTTTCGGGGATGCCGCGCGCGATCAGCTTGGCCTTGAGGTCGTCATAGACCGAGAACTTGTCGTGAATCGCCGACAGTTGGTCGAGGCTGATCTTCTCCTCCTCCTCTTGAGGTTCACCCTCGGTCGGTTCGGTCTCCTCGCCGTTATCGTTTTCCAGAGATTCGGCGGCCTCCTTCTCGGCCTGCTTGCGCGCCTGCTCGGCCACCTTATCGCGGGCCGTGGCAGGCATGGACAGATCAAGGAATACCAGCTGCGCGCCGTTGTCGTCCGTCCAGCGGTTGTACTCGTCGACGATGTTGTTGACGGCCAGATTCACCTTCGAGCCGGCGTAGTCCGGTGCGGTCGGGTCGATGATGCGGTAGTCGAGAGCCGCCTTGCGCGCCTTGGTCGTGACCGACAGGGCATTGACCTTGCCGTTGGTCTCCTTGGTGATCTTCCGGATATTGTCGAACGTGTGGATGATCGAGCCGTCGTTGTACTTGACCACGGGGGTCGTGAGCATCGCGCGCCGCGCCTCGATGGCCTCCTCGCGGGTGTCGAACGGGCCGTCCACGGAACCCTTTGAATCGACCCGCATCACAAAGAACTTGCCCGGATCGTTGTTGGACTCGACTACTTCAATGTCTTCTGGTTTTTCCTCGAATTCGATATTTCCCTCGGCATCGCGCACAAACTCCGGGATGCCGTAATACTTCTCCTGCAACGGCGAGCGTTCCGCCACCACCACGGTCGGCTTTCCGCCCTTGAGGCGCGGGACCGGCCAGGTCTTGCCGCGCTTCTTCGCCTGCTCCTTGAGGTCGCTCATCAGCACGACGTCGGCAAAGCTGCGGTACATATTCATCAGCTCCGGCAGGTTGTCGAGCGGCGCGAAGCGCGTCGACATCTTGTACCCGGTGCCGGAATTGTTTACTTCGTAGGTGGCCTGCGGGTTGGCGAACGTCTTGGCCCACGAATCCAACAGGTGAATGTTGCGCGCCTTGAGCTCGTCGTACTGCATGTACCGCTGCATGGTGTACATCTCGACCAGCGAATTGCTGATCGGCGTGCCGGTGCCGAACAGGACGCGGCCGTCGCGCGCGGCCAGGTAGCGGACCTTCACGAACAGGTCGAAGGCGCGGCCGGATCCGGCGGGGTTTCCCATACCGGCCATACCCTTCATCTGGCTCATGTAAAACAGGTTCTTGAACAGGTGCGCCTCGTCAACAGCCAGGGCGTCGACACCCAACTCGTCGAAGGTAACGACGTTGTCCTTGTCGCCGGTCTTGTCGGCCAGGCGCTTGAGCTTGGACTCAAGGTTCTGCTTGATCCGCTCCATGTCGCGCAGGACGTTCCGGTCGCCGCGCTCGCGCTTCAATTCCTCGATCGCGTCGGACAGATCCTTGTGCATTTCCCCGACGATTTCCTTTTCCTTGTCGGGCGGCATACCGATCTTCTTGAAGCTGCTGTGCGCCACCACGATAGCATCCCAATCGCCGGTGGCGATGCGCGAGAACAGGCGCTTTCGGTTGGCCTTCTCGAAGTCCTTTTCGGTGGTCGCCAGCACGTTCGCGGTCGGGTACATCTTGTAGAAGTCATCGCGCCACTGGCGCACCAGATGATTCGGGACCGCCACGATGGGCTTGCGGGCGACGCCAAAACGTCGCATTTCCAGCATCGACCCGATGATCTCGAAGGTCTTGCCGGCGCCGACCACATGGTCGAACAGCATGTTATTGGTCTGCAGCGCGCGCCAGATTGCCGCCTTCTGGTGCGGGTAGAGCGTGATTGCCGGGTTCATGCCTGGCATATCGAGGTGCGACCCGTCCGGAGTCCACGGCCGATCGGTGTTGTAGGTGTCGTTGTAAATCTTGGCGAGCCGCTCGCGGCGGCCTTCGTCCTGCCAGATCCATTCGCTGAACTTGTTGCGGATCGCGTCGGCCTTGGCGCGCGCGGCCTCGGTCTCCTCCTCGTTCACCACCCATTTCGGTTCGTCGCGCGTGCCGTGATTGTCCTTCACCACGATTTGCCGCAGGTTCAGGATGGCATCCATCAGCTTGTCGGCCGGGACGCGCCGCGTACCCCAAGTGTTCGTGAACGCTACGCCATCCGTGCCACCCTTGAAGCCGATCGACCACTGACCCACGGCTGGGATGAATTTCGCCGTGGCGTTGGTGCCCAATAGGTGATTGGCGAAGTCCTTGACCACGTCGTCCGGAACCCATGGTGTGCCGAAACGAACGCCGATGTTGATGGGCTCGACGTCTTCCGGCTGTACTTCCTTCAAGGCCTCGACGTTCTTCTGGTAGACGGGGTTCTGTTTCGCCGCCTCCTCGGCCTGGGCGAGCTTGGCCTTGACGTTGCCGGACAGGTAGATGTCGGCCGGCTCCCAATGCTCGCTTTCCGGGTTCTGGTAGATGAGTCCGTCGAGTTCCTTGGCAATCTCCTCCGGAGACTTGCCGTAAAGCTCGGACATGCGGTCCAGGTCTACATGACCGGTCTGGTTCAAGGATGCCGCCAGCGCATCCTTCGCCGACGTCACCGACTCGATCGGTGCGTAGCTCGGGATGACGCGCTTGGTGAAGATGTCGGCCTTCTCGGCGCTCGGGTTGCGCGCTTCCAGTCCGCGCTTCTTGGCGACGGCCTTGGAGATGCCGGGGTCGTACTTCGGCTCCAAGGACTCAAGGAGCGGCATGTCCGGATCCTCGAAGAAGGACCGGCGATTGGCGAGCGTGTTGATAAACCCGTACTTCTGCACGAAGGCGTCATAGACGCGGTTCAGCTGCTTGCGGAGCGGGGCCAGCGGTTTGTCGTCTGGGCTATCCGCCTCTTGGCGCATCAGGGAGCGCAGCGCGTCGCGCACCCCGATCAGTCCCTTGGCGCGCTCGATTTGAGTGGCGTTCTGGAACTCCACGGGTTCGGCGCGCGGCTTCTCGTTGTGGTCCGGTACGCGACGGTAGATCTTGCCATTCGGTTCGACGTAGTAGCCGCCAATCTTGGTGTGTTCAGGGAAATTGGCGTCGATGGTCTCCCGGATGGTCTCCGGGGTGACAGGCTTGCCGGGCTTCTGGTAGATGCCAGTCGGAAGGCGCTGCAGGGCGCTGTAGATCGAATCGGCTAGATCCCGATCCTTGAACGGCTCGACGGTGTACTCGTCGGACTTGTACATGCTACCGGTCGCCGCGTGTTCGCCCAGCACCATCGCCGAGTGGTCGATGAAGTATTGGTTGATCGTGTGGGTGACGTCGGCGTCGCCGGCCTCGTTCGGCGTGGTGATCTCGCCGGTGCTCACCCAGGAGCGGTCGCCCGGCTCGATGCCGTCGCCGTGTTTCTGGAACAGCACGATGTCGGTCACGACTTCGGTATTGGCATTACCCTTAAAGGCGGTGTTGGGCAGACGGATGGCGCCGATCAGATTGGCGCGGTCGGCGATCCATTCGCGGGCGTCTTGATTCTTCTGCCCGTCCATGAAGTTGTGCGACACCACCATCGCCATGAGTCCGCCCGGGCGGACCTTGCTCAGGCTCTTGGCGAGGAAGTAATTGTGGATGGAGAACTTGCTGAGATCCGGATGCTTCTTGTCGTACAGACGCTCGCTGCCGAACGGCGGGTTGCCGACGGCCGCGTCGAAGTAATCGTCCGCAAGGTCCACGTCCTGAAAGCCGCGCGGGGACAGAATGTCGGCGTTCTGGTACAGCTGCTTGGCGATCGCGCCGGTGATGCTGTCGAGTTCGGCACCGACCACGGACGAGTCGGCATGAACCGGCCGCGGCATGAGCCCGATGAAGTTGCCGACGCCCATGGATGGCTCCAGCACGCGGCCACCCTCGAAGCCGAAGCGGCGGAGAATGGCCCACATGCCGCGCACGACTTCCGGGCTGGTGTAGTGGGCGTTGAGGATGGAGGCGCGCGCGGCCTCGAATTCCTCTGTCGTCAGGAGTGTCTTGAGCTCCTCATGCAGATCCGCCCACTCCTTGTTGTTCGGATCGAACGCTCCCTTGATGCCGCCCCAGCCGACGTACTTCGCCAGCACCTTCTGTTCCTCTGGCGAGGCCAGGCGGCCGGCTTCCTCAAGCTGCTTGACCAGCTTGATCGCGTCGAGGTTGTTGCGGGCTTTGGTCTTGAGGCCACCGGCGCCAATCTCGTCGGCGTCGGTGATGACGAAGTCGGTCTTTGGAGTTACAGGCCCGTTGGGGGTCCGTAGATCTGCTGAATCTCGCCGTCCGATAGATGGCTGTTTTGCCCGCCCTCCCGACCGCGCAGAAGCGCGTCCTTCTCCGACTCGGCTTGTTCCTTGAGCCGCGGTATCAGGGTTCCGTCCTTCTCCATCGCCTTCACCTTCCCCTTCCAGCCCATCGCCCAGCGGTCGAGAATCTGGTCCGCGATCGGACCCAGCTTCGCCGCTGCGCTGATCGTTTCGGGTTTCAGGATTCGGTGTGCGTACATCATGGCTATTATCCTCCGCCTGTTCCGGGATCTGGTCAAGTTCGGCCTCGGTGTTCATGGCGGACTTGTCCATGCCGGGCCAGTTCCGGGCGCCCATGTACCAAGCCTTGAGGTACGGGCGGGCCTTCTCGCCCAGGTCCGCCAGCATCGCCTTGCTGAACGCCGCAAACTGCCGAGCGCCGGCCTCGATGTGGTAGACGGCGAGTTCGGCGCCGAGCGCCATCATTTCCGGATCGACGCCCGCGTTCAGCTGATTCAGCTTGGCCTTGAGCTTGGCGCGGATCTCCTCGGCGCGGTCTTTGGTGACGAGTTTGTTCTTAGATCCGTACTCTGATGCGCGCTGTTCGTTGACTGGCTTTTGCGGCTCCTGTACCGTTTCTTCACCAAGCCCCTCGTTCTGAACTGGCTCCGTATGGAGTGCGTTCCGTGAATTCTCACGGATAGGCTCAGGGGCGACTTCTTCACCCTTCCATCCCAGCCGCTTCGCCAGCGCATCGGTCGGGTCGCCATTGTAGAAGCTCCACACCTTCTTGGGACCGTACCAGCGCCCGCCCAGTGACTTGAGCATGTCCTTCTGGTCCCTGGTCTTGCCGGACACTTCCCAGACGTCGTTGCCTTTGTTGGTCTTGGTCTTGCGAACGTCGAGTCCGGCGGCGCGGACCGCCTGCATGGCGCTCTTGGACGGCTCGCCGGCCGCCTTGGCTTCCTCACCCTCGAGACGCCGGATCTCGGCGCGCTCGTCCGGTGTGGTTGGCTCCGGGTGTGCGTTGCCACGCAGCGCGGCGGCCTCCTGCGGGTGTTTATCTGCCCAGGCGTCGTAGGCTTCCTGCGCCTTGGCCGCGCTCTTGCGTTCGGCCTCGGCGCGCTTCTTGAGTTCGACGATGCGTTCTTGCTTGCGTGCGCGCAGCGCGGCTTCTTCGTTGGACCGTGCCCGACCGCGTCGCTGCTTGATGATTTCCAGCACATGCGCCGGGGTGTAGGTGCCTTCCGGCAGGACGACATCCGGAGTTACCTTCGGTGCCTCGCCTTTCTCGTGGCGCAGATCCTCCGCCCGCGCGTTGGTCTCGACACCCGCGTCGGTCTTCACGTCGAAGGTGTGGTGTGTCTCGCTGTGTTCACGACCGCCAAAGATTTCAATCGTGCGGAGCGTATAGGCGTTGTGCTTGGTGATGACGCCGTGCCGGCCTTCCAATTCCTTGTTGTAGTGGCGCGCGATGACGATGCGGTCGCCTTCCTTGAACTGGCCGGCATTGGCCGCCTCCTTCTCTGGATTGCGCGCCTGCGTCAGCGCCCAGCGACCGTGCGCGCCCTGGCTAACCGGTTCCTTGGTCTTGCCGCTCTTGAGCCAGTCCTTGAACTGGTCGAGCGACATTTCCGTGAGGCCGTCCATGCCAGTCCAGCCGCTCGAGTAGTTCTCATGGTAGCCGGTGGTGGCCGCGGTCGCGTCCTGGTAGCCGAGCATGACCTTGTGCTCGTCGAAGTCGCCGTTCTCCTTCTTCTGGTCGACCACGAACACCGGCATACTGGCGTCTTCGGCGTGCGGCCCGAGAAACACGTCGATGTGGTCCTTGTCCTTTCCGACCGTGCCCTTGATGTAGCCGTAGTGGCTCTGCATCTCGATGGACCACGGCTTGCCGCTCTTGTCCACACCGCTGCGTTCGGATCCGATCGGGTTCTCGATACTGATGTCGAGGCCATGTAGGCGGACGTGGCCCTTCTGGTAGTTGCCGGCTTCTTTCTGGGCCTGCGTCGGCTCTGGCAGGTTGTTCTCAGGTGACGTGGCGGATTCATGGGCGGCCTCATCGACCGGCGATGCCAGCGCCTTTTTGCCGAATAGTTCATGGATGGCGTCGGGATCACCAAAGATCGCGCGCCCCTCATGGCTGTCAACCGGCGCAATCTTCGAGAAGTTGGGGCTGATAGCCCACTTCGGCTTACCGCTCTCGTCGGTCGCGCCGATCATGCTTTGGATATTGCTGGCATCGCCGTAGTCCCGCCACATGCGTTCCGTGGCACGCCTGGCTGCCTGCCTTGCTCCCTCAATCGTGCCGTCGTAGGGCTCGATTACCGTGCCCAGGAGTTCAGCGTTTCTGTCCCGGACCTGACGGATGACGACGTTCGCGTGCTTGAAGGTGATCTTTCCGCTACTTCTGTCCACGGACCCGCTCGGTCCTTCCTCGGCATCGCGCGGAGGCGGTGCGCTGATGGCGCTCATAACGGCGGCATTAAACGCTTCCTCGGCGGAATCCATGTCGCCGCGGCCACCTAGTTCCCGGTCGTCATCCTGTTCGCGTCGGTACGCCTTGACGGCATCCAGAAGCTCATCGGCTTCCGGTGAGTCGTTCTGACGAGCGGCTTCCTCGATGGCATCGACCAATTCGGTATGCGTGTATTCGCCGGTGTCGTCGTACTTGTCCCATGCCGACTGGACGGCATCACGAAGATTGATGCCACCAGAAACAGAAACGCCCTCTTTCGAGGGCGTTTCGGTAGCCGGATTGGACGGCTTCTCTGCGGGTTGTTCTGGTGGCCTTACTTCTTCGGCACCTTGATCGACTTGATCGTGCTGCCGCTCGGCATGGCGTTCAACCACCCCTGGAGGGGTAAGCCCCCGCCCTGCCCTTTGCCCTGCAGCTTCACGTTCTCCTTTCGCGGCGAGGAGAGCCTTGTCGGCGGTCTGTAGATCTTTTCCGTAGCCATAAGAGAATCCTACCCCTTTCTTGGTGATGGTGGAACCGTCCGGCCTCTGGACGGTGATTTCGGCCTCCGACAAGGTCTTGGCGATGGCCTCCATGATGCGTTTCGTGTCGAGTTCGTTCTTCGCCTGGACGACAAACTCGTCACCGCCGATGCGGTAGCCAAGCGCCGTGTGCTGCAACATCGCCTCGCCCATGGCCTTGAGCATCTTGTCGCCGGAGTCGTGGCCCATGTTGTCGTTGACCCACTTGAGGCTGTCGATGTCGATGGCGACTTGCACCGGCAGCTTGTCGTGGTCGTGGTAGGCGCGTTCGTTGAAAAGCCCGGTCTTGGCGTCGGTCAGGAGGGCCGCACGCATCTCGTCATGCGACATCTGGTCGACGGTCTTGCGCTGCGCGGTGTCGGCGCGGCGCTCCGGCTGTTCCTTGGCCTTCTGCTTCTTGAGCTTCTCCTGTTTCTTGATCTCGGGGGCCGCCTGCTCGGCAAGGTGCTGCGCGGCCATCTGCGCGTATTCTTTCGGTCCACCCGCTTCGTCGATGAGCTTGTCGCTGGCGAAGTGGCTCTGATAGCCGCTTGGGCTGATGATCGGCGACGTGAACCCGAAGTGCTGCATGGCGGCGCCGCGCGCAACGCTGTCCGCCGTGTGGGTTACTTCAACGGGCTGGCCGTTCACATCGACGGTAAAGGTCTGCGGCTCGCGCTTCGTCGCTGCGGGGGTGGCGGCGTCTTCGATGTCGGTCTGCTTGGCTTTGCCGCTGAACAGGTCTCCAGCGCCGGCCTCCACGGGCACATGCCGGGAACCGTTGCGCCGCTCGTCCTTGGCGATCGTGGCATCGTGGATCGCCTGGGCGGTCGCGTTCTTGCCGCCGAACAGGTCTCCGGTATTGCCGGTGGCTACCGCTTGGGCGTGACCGGAGCCGGCTTCTGCGCCGACCGCTGCCGCTTCTTCTTCTCCATGATGTCGTAGATCTTCCGCGACACCTTCATGCCCCGCTTGAGGGCTCGCTTCATGTTCTGGTCCGGCATTGGCGTGATCCTCGATTGCGCGATTCATGGCCTCCTCGAAGGAGACGTTGTTCAGGTGGTCGTTGCGCTCCGCGAACCCTTCGTAGAACTTCTCGAATTCGTCGTTGCCCATGACCTGACGGCCGCGGAGCATCAACGCCGCCATATCCTGATCCAGCGCGTCCTCTCCATGATACCCGGATTCCTCGAGAACGTCCGGTGTCGGGACCATGTCGTCGAGTTCGTGCGGCTGCTCCTGAGCCGCCTCCTCCATGTCATGCTCGCGCGCCTTCGCCTGCTGCTCGTAGACGGTCGGCGCGTCCTGCATGGAATAGATCTGCTCGCCCATCAGGGCGCGGTGGATCTTGTCCAGGGCGTCGTTCGCGTAATACTGGCCCTCTGGCAGGAACCCGCTCTGGCTCAGTTTCTCCGCGATGTCGTCCATGGTCATGCCGCCCTTGCGAGGGAACAGCGGCTTGCCGAAAACTTGACGGGAAATTCTGTCGTTAAAGTGAGCCGGATCAATGCCTTGCGCGCTTGCTTCCTGCCGACTGATGCCGCCGTTGCGCGCGATGAAGCGCAACAGATCGTCGGGTTTGGCGGTGCTGGTGGTGGTGACTCGTGGAACATTCGGAGGTGTGACGGCCGGCGCCGGTTCTGGTTTCGGCGCGGGAGCGGGTTCCTGTGCCGGCGCAGAAGCCGCGGCGAGCTCGTCTTTCGAGACTGGCATGCTCTCGATCGGCTCCCACTGGTTCTGCTCGACGGTGGCGTCGTGCGCTGCCTGAGCGGCAGTTTGGAGGGGGGTCTGCGGGTTGGTCTGGACGTGGATCGGCACGTCCGGCTGTTCGTTGACCGTGCTCGCCGTCTGGTCTGGCTGGGGCGGCGACACGGACGGCTGCGGAGAGGTTTCGCTGGCTGGCTGGTCTTCCTCGTCACGCCGCGTCAGGCCGTGCGCGGCACCGCCTGGAATCGCCATCAAGACGCCGCTGCCGCCGCCGATAAGCGCCTGCTGGCCGACCTGATCCATGAGCGGGCGGCTCTGGTCGTAGTAGCTCTTGGCGGCAAGGTTCTGGAGAAGCTGCTCGCCGCCGCTCTGGACGGCCTCCTGGCCGCCTTCTGCCTTGACGCCAGACACGATGTCGTGAATCACGCCATGCGACGGGCGCTCCAACTGGCCGAGGATACCACCGCCGGACATCATACCGGTCAGGGTGTCCCAGAAGCCGGTCGAAATGGCGACGTTGTTCTCGGCTGCGGAGGCGACTGCCTCGCGCGCGGACGCGAACCGCTTGGCTGCCGGCCAGGATGAATCCGTTGCGGCGTAGGCCTTCTGGAAATACGGGTGCTTGGAGAGAAGCCCCGGGTCCATGTGGCGGACTTCGTCGCCGGTCTGCTCCGCGTTCTGCAGGCCGCTGAACACGCCTTCGGACACGCCGGCACCGGCGGAACTCGGGAGCGCGCTGGCGACGATCTTGGCGCGCTCCGGGCTGACACCGAGCTTCGTGAGCAGATTGAAGGCTCTGGCGGCTACTCCGCTCGACTCCGCCAGTTTGGTGAGTGGCCCGGTGGCGCTCGCCATGGCGGCCATGCCTGGCGCAGATTGCGCCGTCGATGACACGATGGATCCAATCGGGTGGTCAGCAAGATCCCCGGATGCCGCCTTCTTGCCGGCTGGCGTGAGACCCTTCTGCCATTCGTTCGACAGGGTGGTGCCGAGATCGCGCAGTTTGCCGCCGACGCGCTCAATGGTGTCGCCGACGACCGGATTGAAGATACCGACGCCAGGGCCGGCCTTGCTGCCCGTAGCGCGGCCGAGCATCTGCATGGCAAGACCTGGAACCTGCTCGCGCGTGTTCTCGACGCCGGACATCAGGTTGCGGCCAATGTCCTCCGGTGTCGGGGCGTTCTCGGTCGGATCGACGTAGTAACTGAACGGGTGACGGTGCGCGTGAATGTCGGCGCGCGGCGGTACAGCCCAGTCCGTGCCCTTGGCGTTCGGGGCCGACGGCGGGATCACCCAGTCCTTCGCGTCGTTCACGGGTTCTGCGTCGACCACGTTCCAGCTGCCGCTCAGACCATTGATTGCCGGGTGCTTGAGGTCGTCCGAAGACAAAGGGGTAGCGTCGACTACGTCCCAATCGTTGTTTGCCATGGAGATAGATTCCGATGTCTGGTGACAGTGGTTCCTGAGTGGTTACGGCGCGCTGGTGTTCGGGTCGATTTGTACCGGGTTGCCGCCCTGGTCCAGCGTCCAGACCTGACCGTTGCCGAAGCGCACCTTCTTGCCTGGCATCGACTTCAGCTTGGCGAGCGCTTCCGGAGGGAGTGCGCTGGTGTTGGTAGTGTTCGGCGCGGCCGAGGCAGGAAGATCGTTCTTGGGTACCGGGGAGTCGGTCGGCGCCGTAGTCGCCGGTGCCGGCGCGGAGGCGACCGACGGCATCGGTTGTCCGCTGGCAATCGGCGCACCGGCGTCTTGGCTCGAGCCGTCCGCCGGATCCGGAAGCGGCGTGAGACCGCTCACAGGGCCAACGCCGGACGACACCGCGTTGGGGTCTGGTGCGTCGGTCCGCATGTTGTTGGTATCGACGTTCCCGTCCGGCGTCACGCCGTTGCCGTAGCGGGAGGAGATGCCGGTAATGCGATTCCCGTAGAAACGCTGCACGTTGGAGCGCGCCGTCTTTTCAAGTTCGTCATCGCTCGGGCGCTGCGGGTCGGACGGATCAAACTGCTTGTCGCGTGTCGCGCGCAGCCGATCGTATTCACGCATCAGCGCGTTTTGTGGGTTCTCGCGTTGCGTGCTGTAGATCTCGTAGGCGGTCGGCCAGTCGACGTTGAACTCCTTGGAGATCCGATCGACGGCGTTGATCGCCGCCGAACCATGCTTCGCCATAAGGCTATAGCGCAGCCGTTCGAGCGCCATCTTCTCGTCGAATTCGCGTCGGTGCTCGTCGTTCGCCTCCTGCCGTGTGAAGTAGGCGTTTGGGTCTCCCAATGCCTCGGTCATGTGCATGCCGAAGGTGCGAAGGTCTTGATCCGACATCTGTTGTTTTTGTACCGATCCATCCGGTCCGGTGACGACCAGGACGTGTCCGCCCTTCCCATCCGTCTGGACATTCAGGTTGGCGGAATTCGGATAGAACTGGTGGTAGGCATCTAGCAACGGCTGGACGTTCTTGCCGCCGCTGGATGCAAACTGCGCCGCGGCGTCGCGGATTGCGGTACGTCGCTTGTCGTCCTCGGCCTGTTTCGCGCGCTGTTGATTGATGTAATCCCTGTCCTCGTTGAAGGCCTTGAGGCGCGCGTAGTCGTTCAGGCCTTGCTTGACTCCGGACGCCAGATTCGCAAAGCCGCGACCCGGCGACAAACCCATCCGGACAGCGTCAATCCCGTCGTACATGCTCTTATCCTCCCGCCTCGGCAACCATGCCGTCGAAATACTTGCGGCCGTAGTGCCGCACCACGTCGGCCGGCATGATGTAGTCGTCGCTTTCCAATTCGACGGCTCCGCCGCTCTTGTATCCGCGCCTCACAAGACCACCACAGGCGTAGTGGTTCAGTTGAATCTCCGGTTGCGAGTTGTCCGGGCCGGGCGGCATGTCCGGCTTCTTCGTGTTTTTGTATGGCTCGAACAGGAATGCCGGAGTCGCCGGTCCAGGTGTACCGCGGCTGCCGGATGAACCTTTCCCTTTGGAGGCGGCGCCTTTTGGACGCGCCTGCAGATCTCGGCCAAGCTCGTAGCCATTGTCGGCAAGCCACCCAGGCCAATCCTTGTCGGTGTCGCCGCGGCCGTAGGCTTCGTCGTATTTCTCTCTCAGAGCGACGGTATTGCCAGCTGGGCCGGCAAGATCCCGAGGCGGCTTCGTGATACTGCCACCGTCCGCGAAACTGCCAATGCTGCTGAAAATATCGCCAACCATGTTGGCGCCGGCCATGTTCCCGGCACGGGTGTCGGCGTTCTTGCTGCCCTGCATATTCGCTTCGTAGCTGTAGATGTCTCCCATACCCTGAGCGCCCGCGGCGCTTTCCGTGGCCGCAAGCATCGGATCGGAACGGCCGAGCGCGACAAGCTGCTGGCCGCGGGTCGCGTTCAGTTGGTCGGCGCGCTGCCGCGCATTGTCCGTCGCGGCGTTGGCGGCGTATACCTGTGAAGCGGTTTTGTCGAGACCACGGGCGCGTTCGATTTGTGGGTTGCTTACATCACTCGGGGTAAGGCCCATGCGCGCGGCATTCCGCGTGAATGTTCCGACGCTGTTGTCGAAAGCCTGCCCAACGTCATTCTTTGCGGTATCTTGAATCGCGGCGTAGTCCGGGTTGTATCCAGCCTGGACTTGCTGCGCGAGACCGTCCTCCATCGGACGGTACAGGGTGTCGTACCGGTCGCGCATGGTGCCGGCGACATCGGTCAGGCCTTTCGCGCCCTGGCTGTACTCGTCATACCCCTGCTGGGCGAGGTCGAGCTCCTTGTTTCGGTCGTTCTCCATCATCATGCGGTTCCAGGCCTGCGGGTCGGCCGGCGAACCGTACTTCAACACCTTGGACGTGTCGTGATTGCCAGCCCACGGAGCGCCGAGCCCGGCATTTATCCCGCGGAACTTGTTTTTCCCTCCAAAAATACTCATGTCACACCCTCCGCGCGGTGGCGTCGATCGTTACAGGTCTGCGGACCGGCTTGTGATGCGCGGCACGCATGGCATCGAGCTTGTGCCGGCCGATCTTGGCGACGACGTGTGCCGGGAAGCGATATTCGCCATTCGAGACCGCGGCCGGCGCCTGGCCGTCGATAACGGCCGGGATACTGTCGCTGATGCCGCTTCCCGGGCCGACGATCATTCCACCGTCGGCGAACCCGGCGGAACCATCGGGATTGTTGACGTACCCATAGTTGCCACCATCGCTGTATCCGGGTGATGGAGACGTATTGTTGTTGTTTCCCCACTTATCACCGGCATAACCAGCCAGCTGACCAATGCTGTTGCCGACATCGTTCAGACCTTGGGTGGCGGCGTTGCTGTAGTTGTCGGCAAGACCGGCGTTGCGCCGTGTCTGCAGGTTGAGCATGTCCGACGCCCGCGTCATCATCTTGGCATTGTCGTCCTGCGTTGACTTTGCGCCGCGCACCAGAGCGAGCCGGTTGTTCCAGTTGGCATCGTCGACGCGGTTCTGCTCATTGGTGCGGGCGACATTGACGTCGGTGCCGGCCTTGGCGGCTCCCATGTCGTTCAGTTGCAGATTCGACATGATGCTCTTGCCGGACAACGGGCTCAGGCCGTGGGACGCCATGTTCTCGTTGTTCGATGAGACCGCTTCCGCCAGGCCGCGGGCGTCGTCTGAGGCGGCGCGCGACGTGGCCCGGTCGGTCTGCGGCTCGAAGCCGGTATTGGCGCGCGCGACGACCGCATCCTCGGCCGGCATGTATGTGTTCTTGGTGTGATTCCAGTCGTCCGTACCCCAGTTCTTGAGATCCCCGGAGACGCCGGCCTGCTGCGCTTCGGCCTGCTGCGCCAACTTCTGATAACCCTTCGCGGTTTGTGCGTTCTCGTAGGTGTTTCCGAACTGAAAAAGCCCTTTCACCAAAGGGCCGATCCATGAAACATTTGTCATTGAGAAACCTCCTGCTACGGACTGAGAAACTGCACAGCCATGTGATTGCTGCCGGTGGTTGTGGATGACAGCGACAGCGCGCCGCCCGATGACTGATACACATAGGCCTGGACGTAATCGGTCTTTTTCAGCTGCACCAGCATTTGGTGACTGATCCGTCCAGTCCCATCGACCCCGGCGGAAACCTGCGTCCACGGCTGTTGCACGCCGCTAATACCAAATGCCATGAACCGGACGCCAGTCGTATTGCTGGCCCACCCCATTGATCCGCTCAACAGATAGATTCCGGCTTTTGGAATCAGGAGGCGATCGGAATGGTTCGGGTCGATCTTCATCCAGCCGTTCGCCCAGTCTGTTTCGTCAAACGCGACCGCCGTTGCGGTGACATTTGGAATGGACTGGCCGATCGAATTCACGGCGCGCAGACCGGGTGTCTGCACCGGCAACTCCGACAACACCGCCCAGGCGTAATCGGTGGACGGACGCTGTCCGGAGCGGATCTCGAGGATGTCCTTGATCGCCTGCAGGATCGGGACCAGCGCGTCGTCGTCGAGACCCTGAATCGACGGAATCTGCGGAAGTTTGCCGGACATCAGCTATCGCGCAGTTCGTTCATGTTCTGTCCTACGACGATCTCCTGCGTCGGCGCCACGCCAGACACTTCGACCTCGGTCTCGGTGGTGTGCGGCATTTTCGGCAGACGGAACGGCTTGTCGCTCGACACCGCACGGGTATAGCGCAGCACACCGTCGGTGTAGATCTTGAATTCAACGCTCGATGGTTCTGACGACGGAACGTCCGTCACAGCAACCAGTCCTGAGCTTGCGATCGCCAGTCCTCCGATAGGCTTGCCGCCTAGGGCGCCGAGACCTTTGCCGATTTTCGCGGTGTTTGCGGACACCTGGGAATCGTGCAACGCCTGATACTGCGCGATTTGGGCGGCAGACAGCACCGACCCATAGTTCGATACGACCTTGGCGGCCGACCAGACCTGAGACCGGTGCGGGAATATCTTGGATTTCCACCGATACGACTTGCGGGTGATGGCTCCCTCCCATTGCTGGATTGAATTAGTGGTGCCGTCGTAGTCAATCACATAAAGCGTGTTCGTATCCTGGTCGAGATAGCTGCCGTATTTGTAGTAGTCGAGTTCGTTCAGGCTGAGTTGCTCGGTGCCAATGCCTTCCAACAGAAACCCACCGCCCTGCGTCAAGCCGCCGACGATACCGGTCGAGTAGAAGGCGATGTAAACGCCATTGTAGAAGCGCGCATGGATAGTGCTCGGCTTGAAGTTACTCCACTCGTCCGTCGACATGATCGGCAGCGTGATGACGCGCGGCACGCCACTCGGTCCGGCCAGGACCATACCCGAGGACGACGGGTAGAGGACGCCGTACTCGGTGCTGACGATGCCGCGTTTCGACAGGCACGGCAGGAGACCGGGGAGCCGGGCCGGCGCCGAATAGTTCGGATTAACGCCGTTAATCAGGTACGAGTAGGCGCTGGTCATCACCACGATCGTCGTGCCGTAGTTGCCGAGACCGACGACCGGCCAGTCGACCACATATCTGTACTTGAGCGGCCAGGCATACGGATGGTACGGCTCCGACAGCCAGACCTCGTTGCCGCGGAACCCGGCCAGGACGCCATTCGGGAGCGCGATCAGGCCTTTCAGGTCGGTCGGTGGCGGATCCCAGTCGGTGCTCGGCAGGACTTCGCCAAGCTGGGTGTCGGTCAGTGAATCGACGTAACTCGTCGTGGCGATGGCAATTTCCGCCACAAACTGATAGCTGGCGCCGGTGAGGCCAGTGGTCAGGCGATAGATGCGCCGGTGCGTGAAGTTGTAGTCACCGGTCGGTGGCGTCGCAAACGTGTCCACTGTCACGGTCTGGCCGCTCTGTACCGCCACGATCGACGAGTCCGGGCTCGGCGGACCTTCCTCACCCCATCCGGTGACGAGCGTATTGACGTAGGCGCGGCTCACGGCGGCGCCGGACCCGGCTCCGCCGACAGTCACGGCCGGCGCTGTGGTCGGCGCCGGCACGCCAAGCTGGTAGGAAGAGGTCGGATAGTCTGTTCCGGCGCCACCGTCGACCAACGTGTTGTCGGTCACGCGCGGCAAGTCCGCTCCTGTGTAGTACGTTCGCTTGGTGGTGTCGTTGGCGATCGGACCGCGCACCAAATCAACGTCCGTCGCCCAATGCATCCAGTATGTCGCCGCGGCCACCATCGGGAATACCGTCAGCAACGGCCCTGCCTTGGTCGGGTTTTCGATCAGGCTGAAATCACGCCACGGACGGAGTTCGCCAGACCAGAGTTTGCAGTTCTTGGCGATCTGCGCCGCCCCGTCCGGCAGGAGCCGCGCGGATACTCGAGGCCGCTCGCCGGACAGAACCTTGATGCGAAGAATGGACATTACGCGAAGGTTGTGACGACACAACGGCCATGGGCACCAACACCAGGGACGGAGTTACCCTGCTGTCCACCGCCGCCACCGCCAGGAGCCGTGCCAGCCACTCCTGCTGCACCGCCGACGCCGCCAATACGGCTCGTTCCAGCAGCGAGGCCGTAGGTGCCGCCGCCACCGCCGCCGTAAATTGCCTTGCCTCCGGTCAGTACGGCGCCATAATCCGCGCCGCCACCGCCTTCCCATGGATTTGACGCTGATACACCCATTGCAACAGACGCAGAAAACAAACCGCCACCAGCGTTATCGTTTGCACTGAGTGCGCCAGTTCCGCCATGAGCGCCGTAAGCGATATACGTCGCGCTCTTGAAAGAAGAGTTGCCGCCATTTGTTCCAGCTTGGTTGGCACTTGCGGTGCCGCCGGCGCCGACGGTTACGGACTCCGTGCTGTTTAGGTCAGACGCAAGAAACCAGTATTCGGCATAGCCCCCTCCTCCGCCGCCTCCGGCATCATAAGAGCCAAGCGGAAGTCCGCCGCCGCCACCGCCACCGCCACCGCCCCACAGCTGAACAAATACCATCGCTGTAGACGGCAAATTAGAAGGCTTTGTCCAGGTTCCGTTCGCATCGAACTGCTGGCGATCAAGCGGAGCCAGCGCAACACCGCTCACATACACGCCTGTCGCATTGATGGTGCCAGCACCCTTGTCACCACCAGTCGGGGCACCAATCTGCACACCGGCGGCGATTGTCATGATCGTCGTCAGCGCCCCGGAGATCCGCGCCTGGATGGCGAGATAGCCGGTTTCCGCAGCCGCCGTGGCATCCGAGATTACGGCCTTGATGCGCGCGTACAGCGTCTTGGCCGGCGTAACGTTGTTGCCGTTGAAGTCGCAGGAGCCGATCTCGTCCGCGGCAGCGGGTGAGGCGGAGTTGCGGTACAGGTCGTGACTCGGACCAACCGTTGCCCCGGCGTCCGTCGAGACATGCGAAACGGTGCTGTTGTTGGTGACTGGCCCGTCATGTGTCCAGTGACCCGGGATGGTCTCGTCGTTGTCGCGCTGCGGGCACTCCTCCATCGTTTCCTTGGTAACAACCAGGTCCACACCATCACCCGCGTTCCAGGCTTGCGCCGTCGTGCCTTCCTGCGCCCGGAGGATGGTGCCGAACGTATCCCCGCTGCGCGCGGAACAATGACAAATTTCATAGGCGCCAGCCGTGTTGTAAAACTTGAACTTGAAGATTTCATTGACGCCCGGCAGCGGATACAGCGCCCCGTCTCCGGCCTTGACCGATGCCGCGGTCGCCGCGGCCGTGATGCCAGCCAGAAGCGTCGAGGAGGCTTCGTTGGAGAATAGGATCTTCTGGGTCATCTGTTAAAACTCCAGTCGGGCGCCAATGCCACGGTAAAAGACGCCATCACTGTCGAGCGTAGCGATCCCGCTGATGTTGAGCGCCTTGATCTGCATGAAGTCGAAGCGGGCTTGCGTTCGCCAGACGGCGCCCGAGTGGCCGCTTTCGCCGCCCCAGTAGACCGAGAGTTCTTTCCGTTGGTTGAAGGCGATCCATGGCAACGGGTCGTCCCGCACATAAATCTGGGTATCGCCGGTATCCGGGTTGGTGACGGCCGCAACGGTGTGCGGGTGGTTGTCGTCCGCCACTTTGCTGGCGCCGGTCAGTTTCCCGGGTCCGTCCGTAATCCCGAGCTTCTTCTTGGCCGAGTCCGGGTAGACGTTGAGTTGACTGCAGGGGACCGCCCGAGTCTTCTGTCCAGCTATCTCAGCAGCCGCCTGGGCGACGACGGCTTTAGCCGGGTGCTGGTACGTCCACCATGCGACGACCATGAAGGCAAAAAGAAGGGCGCCAATGGCGCCCGTGGCGATGTCTTGGATGCGCTGTCTCATGTGCGACGCTCCACGCCGCCCGGAGGCGGCTGCACGGTTTTACGCCTGTCTCCGGTGATGGCCGCCGCAAGTTCCGGGTACTTCCACTTGAGAACGCCAATCGTGACGCGGTGCAGGAGGTTCGCCGCCGGGCCACCGATGATGCCGACGATCCACCACGGCACGGTAGAGACATGCGGCCAGAGGAAGAAGGCGGCGATACCGCTCATCACGAAGGACGCCAGATAGATCGGCTGGTTGTGCCAGGCGGACGTGAAGGCACGGAACGTGCGCTTGAAGATCTCCGTAAAGGACGACACGACGGCGAGAAGCCAGATCAGGCCGCTCCACTCGGCCGGCGTCAGGAGCTTGGCGACGTAGGTCATGGCTTGACCCAGATAGGCGAATAGTTGGTCCATGGTTCCCTCTATGCGGTGGCGAGTTGCATGTAGCGGTCGAAGTAGGCCTGCCGATCTGCCAGGCCGAGTTCACCGCCGTTGATGGCGCGGGTCTCGAGCCGGACATCATCATCGTCATCCACCTTGTCGAGGCCGTCGGCCTGCCAGTACCAGATAGCCGAACGGATGCCGATGGCCGGCAACAACAGCAAATCCGGGTCAAAGACGATCGGAGACATGATGTCGCCGGCACAGCGCGAGTAGTGACTGCGTCCTGTAATCTGGAGCGGCCCGCGTCCACGGAATCGGTAGCCGTCGCCGCTCGCCTCGTCGCCGTTCCCGTTGCGGTTGGCGTAGACGTAGTTCCCGAGCTTCTCCGGGTTGTGTTCGTAGTCCTTGGCGAAGTCCAGGGTGGGAAATCTCTTTTTCCACACCACCATCAGCCGTTCGGCCGAGTAGTTCAGGTTCTCCTGCAACGTCCTGAATTCCTTGGATTCGTGCGCCACCTGGGCTACGAAGGACGCGACTTCGTGGTCGGTATCGAATCCTGCCGCCGGCAGCTGCGCGACCATCTGTTCCAGCCACGGCAGCGGCGCGGATGGCATGACCCCGCGCAGGATCTCGACGGAGAGCATCATTGGCCACCGTTCTGGTTCACGGCGTTGGCGACATTCGGGATGTGCTGCCAGCCGTTCATGGTCAGGAACAGGTAGATCAGCATGACGACCAGCGCGGCGCCGATGGCGCGAAGGCTCCACTTCCCGAAGGACATATAGATTTCCTGCAAGAACTCCTTGGCGGCCTCCTTGAAAGCCTGCTTCATCAGTTCCTTCTGTTCGTCGTTCGGTGTCTTGTCGTCAGCCATTGATCCCCCGTGCTGTTCAGTTGACGATGGTGGTTTGGTCGGACTTGACGACAATGACTTCGTTCGTCGCCTGGATAATGGTGGCCTCAAGCGCATCGGTGATGCCGCTGGCCGCAGTCTGGGTCACGGTGACGGCGTTGTCGGCTTTGACGACGATGGTCTCGTAGTCGGCAACCGTGGCCGTCGTCGCCTGCAGCGCGGCCTTGATGACCGTGATGGCATTGACGACCTGGGTAACGATGACTTCGACCGGATGCCAGAGGATGCTGGCAAGCGTGGTCAGTCTGGCCGCGTAGCTCGACGTGGCGGTCAGGATCTTGCTGATCGAGAGGCCGCGCGCCAGGGTCGCGGCGTAACTGGATGCGACAGAAAGTGCCTTCTTGTATGCAACCGATCGCAGCAGGCTCGCCGAGTATGACGATGTTGCGGTGAGCGTCTTGCTGTACAAAGTTCCTAGCGCACCGACCACGGACGTTTTCGGTGTGAACAGCGTTACCGGCGGGCCATTGGTGACGCTGGTGCCAGTTACCGTCGCCGTGTCATGGTTCGGACTCAGGTCGATCTCCGGACTGTGCGAACCCCACAGTGGATAGCAATGCGTGATCGCGTCGGGACGGATCAATAGCGGGCAGACGCCTCGCGCCAGCGCCATGAGTTCATTGGCGGTCAGCGGTACGCTCCAGCGCACCTGCCATGCGGTTTCTGTCCCCGTGTTCACAGTTGTCCACATCGGCCAGAATTGGCCGGGGGTGGATGCGTTGTCCACCACGGAGGCTGTCGTGGCTTCGTTGACTCCGTTCAGCCACACCTTAAGCTCGCTGGTGCTTGCGTTATAACTGCCAGCGAAGGTGTGCCACACATTCGCAGCCGGCGTTGACGTGAGTTGGGCGGATTTCCACGAACTGTCTGAGCCCTGATGCTGAACCGCCTTCACATAAGCAGCGCCGGGGCTATCCCACGCCAGCGCCGCCGCATTAGCTTGGGCAGATGTGCCATACACGTTGAGCGAGTCCGATCCAGCCCCTTGATTTGGCGTGTGATCCGACTTCACCCAGCAGAACAGCGTGTAACCGCCAGACCCGACTCCGTTCGAGGACGCTCCGACTACGTTGTCGCCGGATGCCAGGAACTTTCGCGACACGTTAAATCATCCCGGTTTCAGCCATCGCCCAGACCATGAGCGCGAGCGCCTTCTGTTGCGTGGTGGAGTTGGCGGCAAATGCGGTGGGCAGCGCCGCGACAAGGTTCTGTTTGACGGTCTTGGCTTGATTCAGTGACGGCGGCAGCGCATCCATGGCCGCATCCAGAGCCGCTACGGCTGCCGTCAGGTCGTCGTGGTTGATGGTCGCCGTGGCGGTCCCGAACATGCGCCGCGCCATTTCTCGGGCTCCGCTTGCGAGCTGCTGTGCGGTCTGTGCCATTAGTCGTCAGCCTCGCAGTAGCAGGTTTTTTCCGTTGGTGTGTCCCAGCAGCGGGGACACACAGAGTTTAGTGTGTTGATGATCGCCTCGATCTGCTCATCCGAGAACCCACGCTCACGAAGGCGCTTGATAAGTAGTAGCTCGTGCTTAGTCTCGTTCGGCATGCCGTTACTCCCAAATCAGTGAAGCGATCCATGTGCTCACGGCGGCGAGCGACCAGCCGGTCGTATTGAACACGAGATCCACGACGAGCATTGAGGACGCCACCATGGCCGGCGTGAGCGGCACTTTCAGCTCCATGTATTGATCGTTGTTTCCGGCGGCCCATGTCACGGTCCCCTGCGTTTCCGAGGTCAGCGCGGCGCTGGACGGGTTGCCTCCGGCGGCGACCACCGCATCCTTGACAGTGACCTTGGCGGCGCCGCTCGTCGCGTTGGCCAGCGCCAGCAGGCGCAGCTTGGCGGTGCCGGCCGGGATCACCGGCGGCAATTGGTAGCGCAGGCGCCATATGCTGTCGGCCACGATGGAGGCGGCCACGCCCAAGCCCTCGTCATGCTTGCTGTTCGCTCCGGCGCCGACGTGGAAATTCGGGAACACGTTGCCGGCCGTGACCGGAAACGCGCTATTCGGAAAAATAGGGCCACCGCTCATTGCTCCGCCTCCAATGCCCCAGGTGTTAAACCGCCTGCGCCAGTCGCCGGATCAATGCACCGGCAGCGCCCTGCCAAGTCCTGATTCGCCAGACCCGTACCCGGGCACATCCCGGTCGGCTGAATCGTGCCGCACAGGCTGGTGATCGGCGGCGCGGCTGTTGGCGGCACGGCGGGCGTCGGATCGCCAGAAGATCCGCAACCGACGAACAGCAGGCAGAAAAGCAGCGCGATTGTCGCCGCGACCGTGGCAATTTTGATGAATTGCCAGTCGTTCCGGACGCCTCTTGGCATGCTTAGAGGTGCTGGTCCTGGAACGTGAAGACGATGGCGTCGCCAGCGCCAAGCGCCTGTCCGGCGAAATCTCCATGAATATGCAGATTCCCGGCGGCAGCGGCATCGAAGTTGCCGGCGTTGGTGATGGTCTTGCCGGCGGATGCCGTGAGCGTCCCGACCAACTGATAGGTGTCGTTCGCTGTGGTCGTGGTCACGATACTCGACGTTCCCGCGACACGCGCCTCACTGGCTTCGGTGAACAGCGCCGTATCGCCGACCGCAGCGGTGCCAGCGCCTGTGCCCCAACCGATGTACACGGGCTCGGTGCCGATGCCCTTGAGGCGGTTCATCTTGATGGCCTTGCCGGCGTTGGTGACGACGGTCGACATTACGCGCCTTCCTCGATGTTCAGGGTCACGGTCTTGCCCTCCTGAAACAGAACAGACGCCGCAGGCACGTCTTTATCGACAGCCAGACGCACGACTCCGGCCTCGGCGTGATGACCGTCCGGGAGGAGTTCAACAATCAGCACCGGGATCAACGCGGTGATCTTGCGTCCGTCCGCCAGAATTAGTTTTGTCGAGTGGTCATGCCGCGTGGCGCGATGGACGCGATAGGTCAGTTTCATCGCTCTCCTTCAGAGGTCGGTAATGATGCGGCCGAGAACACGAGTCTTGAACCAGTACGACAGCCGCTTGAGCGGGTTGCGGTGCCAGTAGGAGACAACACCCTTATCCTCGACCGCTTTCGGGTTCGGGCATGGCGTCGGATCCATGTAACCGACGAGAACACCGTGGCGATACATAGCGCGACGGCGCCCGTGCCAGGTGCCGGAGGCTTTCTGGGCGTCCGTGCAGCCGCAACGGATGATCTTGGCGGAGATAGACTGCCGGACGCTGTTGGACCGGGCGGATGCGGCATACTGTGTCTGCATAGCGGTCTCCGGTCAGCGGGTGACGGTCGGCTTGACGGTCACGCGGCCCTGAACAAGCAAGGTTTCCTTGCCGACCGCGTCAAACAGCATCACGTCGTACACGGCGGACGAGAACGTCCACGCGGCCGTGGTGGCGGCCGGGATCTCGAGCGTGACCGTACCGGTCGGCGCGTCGATGGTGATGTCTCCCGTGGTCGTGCTGTCGTACAGCACCGTGGTATCGGACGCGCTCGTCCGGAATTGGCACTTGCCGGTGTAGCCGGTCAGCGGCACGGCCACACCCGCCTTGGTCTTGTAGTAGAAGATCCTCTTGAATGTGGGTCCCTTCGGGATCGTCAGGTTGACCTTGTCACCCTCATTGACGGTCGTTGTCATTTACCCTGCCTCGCCAGTTCGCGGACATTTGGATCGACGGTGCGATCGCCGCCGCTCTTGCCCTGGATCAAATTGAAGAACGTCTGCCGAGCATCGACGGCGCGCGCGTTGTTCGGCGTTTCCTCGCTGTCACGCGAGAACGCGCGGTAGACGCACCAGCTGATGAGTGCCGGCGCATAGATACCATCGACCGGCAGGGTGTCTCCCGCTGCGGCGACCTTCGTCGGCGCAACCGCCTTGATGCCCTCCACATACACGTTCGGCGTGCTCGGGATCGGCGGATACACCCAGAATTCATCTGGGCGCGCCTCGTTGTACATATAGTTCTGCACCACCGTATCCGTGTCGTCGGTGTGCCAATCCGGATTGAATCGGTCCATCGCGTCCATGTCGGCCAGGGTGATGACCTTGCCGGGTGTCGCGCCATCGGCGCCCATGTTGCGCGTGAGTTTGATGAGGCTCAGATCCCCGTCCGCACTCAAGGATTGCTTGGTGCCGGCCACCAACAGAATCGACGCCGTGACCGCGGACGCATCCGGACGAAGATCCACCAGCACACGCAGGCCATCGTTCAGCCATTCGATGATGTCGGGAAGTGTCCAGGTGACGTTCGGGAAGTCGGCGTCGTCGTCCTGCAGGATCTCGGACACGCGGTTGGTGATCTCGGAGACCAGCATCAGAAGTAACTCCCGCGCGTGCGGCGCCTGGCACGGCCGTGGCCGCTGGAGGCTTTGTAACGCGCCTTGCTGACGGCCTCCTCGTACACACCGGCCAAGTAGGCGGCCTTCTTCTCATTGGTCCATGGTTGGCCGTCCATCATCATCAGCTTGGCCTTCGCACCCACGGAAATCGGAATCAGGTGTTGCTGGTAGATGCGGTCATCCACTTCTGTCGAGTCCAGCGTCGGCTTGAGCGCCACCAGCATGACCAATGCGTCAGAGATCGCCGACGACGGCATCGGGACAAGGATGATGTTGTCCTCGTCGATCTGGGTGTAGTAGGCCGGCTGGGTGCCGGTCTCGGTCTGCCAGTTCTGGTACATCTCGTCGAGCTGTTCGGTGGTCTTCGGGATCAGCCGAATGTTGTTGTACTTGGCCTGGCGGACTTCGCACACCAGCGACCCGGTTGGCGGCTCGAACGGATAGGTGCCTTCGTTGGCAAGCGACGGCAGCGGATCATGGTTGTAGAGCCACGCCAGCCCGCGCTCGCAGAAGTCGATGGCGGTCTTCCTGATCGCATCGACCGCGAGGATCTGCGGGCAGCCGGGTACTGCCGGCAGGACTTCCGGCAGAAAACTGGTGTACGCCGTCGTCATCTACTTAGGCGGCAGCCTTGTCGAGTTCGCGCAGCGCGGCGCGCAGGCTCTTTTCGCCGGTATTCGGGTGCGGCGCCTTGCCGGTGCGCTCCGTCACCTTGGCGATAAGCTCGTCCTTGGACATGGCGTCGTAGGCGTCCGTCACGGGGGCTTTGCCGTCCGGACTCCTGCCAGTGGCCGCAGGCGCGCCCGTGGCGGCAGGATTGGGAGTCTTGGTCTCCTCCGGGGCGCCATGTTCATACGGCTCATAGCCGTCGATGGACATGAATCGCTTGATGTGGTCCTTGTTTTTCACGTCGGCGACGTGGTGGCCGTCCTTGTTGGGGGCGAAGTGGTAGACGACACCGTCGATGTCGATCTTGCTGCCACCCTGACGGATCAGATTGAGTTTGATGAGCATAGAGACTCCTGGTTGTGGTGAAAAAGAAAGGGGCGCCGTGGCCGGCGCCCCTCGCCTTGCTTACAAGTCAGCATTACGCGCCGTAGGAAGAAGCGCGGTACATCACCGTCAGGCCGACCTTGCCGGTTGCGGCGCCGGTCGCCGGACCGGCCGCCACCAGCACGCCCATGGGGCGGTCGTTGGCCGCATCCGGGGCAACGCGCGTGATGGCGCTCACCGTCGGACGGACGAGACCGCCGGCCTGGGCGACGGTCGAGGCCGCGATCCACGCCGCGCCACCGTCAGCTGCCGCGGTGCTGATCGCGGTCTTGCCCGCGTTCAGGATACCGGCCGACAAGGTGATGGTCGGCGCGCCGTTGGTGTCGAGGTCGTCGGCATCGAGGATGCAATCGACCGGCACATGGTCGGCGGGCAGCGGACCCATTTCGATCACATCGTTGAGGGCGAGCGCAGCCGCGAGGCTGTACTCCATGCGGACAGCAATGACATCCGAGTCGTCCGCGGTCGGCATCGGATAGATGCCCTTTGCGTAGTTGGTCTGCAGAAGCGACATGAGTGTTTACTCCTTGAGTTTGGAAAGCATGAGCCGGGCACTCTTGCGCCCGGAGCTTGGTCAGGTGGCTGGAATCAGCCCGGATCGGCAGCCGCCGAATCCACCGCGATCACGCCGAAGTCCTCGCTGTTGAACGAGGTCTTCTTGATGCCGCAGATGGTCGAGGTCGTGATGACCGCCTGGTTGCCGTTGTCGCGCGACTCCTCGTTCCAGTCGAACCGCAGACCGGTGCCCGGGGAACCGAACGCGCACACCGCCGCCTGCGTACCCATGAAAAGAGAACGCGAGGCGGAGACGTTGGCGCCGGCGCCGTAGTCGGTGAACCGAATCACCGCCTTGTGCTTGTGCAGCACGACGTCGTTGTACATGCCGAGACCGCCCTTGAAGATCGGGCTCTTGTTTCCGACCGCCGTGGCCGCGGCCTTCTGGATGTCCATCCACTGACCGGTGCTGGCGTTGGCGCGGACGTTGTACTCGTCCCACGGCGTCATCACGAGGACGTAATGCTCCTCGCCGTCGATCATGATGGGCTGGATCTGCGGAACGCCGGTCGTGCCGCCACCCATCATGTCGGCCTTCGCCACCAGACGGTCAATCGTGGTGAGCGACATCTTGTCGGTCGACGCCAGATTGGCCTTGCCAGTGGCAGAACCCGAGTACAGGATGTGGTTCGAGTCCGGTGCCGTCAGGGCGTTGTTGGCGAAGCCGGTGTAGGTGGTCGGATAGATGTAATCCGCATTGATGCCGCGGGCGCCCGCCAGATACATGAAGAACAGCTCGTCGAACACGCGCGCCCACCACTCGCCCTGGCGTTTGCGAGCGACCTTGCGGAGGTCATGGATGGTGCGCTTGCGCGTCATCCGGCCACCGGTGTTCACACCGCCGCGCATCTGGTCGATGTACACGTTGTCGGTGTAGAACTTGAGGTCTTCCTCCTTGCCTTCCAGCGTGGAGTCGCCCTCGACCGGCTGCATCTTGAGCTGCATGCTCAGGTCGTAGGTGATCTGCTCGCCAGCATCGTTCTCCAGGTGCGGAAGCATCTGGATCGGCATGCTGGAGTCTTCACCGACGCCCATGAACTTCTTGTTGAAGTAGGACGTGCGTCCCACGTCGACCGCCAGATAGCCGGAGTACCGCTTGACGGCTTTGGCGTCGTTAAGGCCAACGATAGTGCGTGCCATGAGTAGGCTCCTTGTTTGGTGCCGCACTCATGCGCTGGCGATGACCTGATGCCCAGGTCGGGGCTTGTCGCGGGATCCCGCGAAAATCGTTTATCCGGTAGACAGGACCGGATCTGAGAGGCCGCCGGCCGCCACATGGGCGGAGTCGTGGCCGTCAAGCTTCTGGATGCGGACGGACTTGTCCGCGTCGAATTCGAGACTGGCCTTCTTGCCGCTCTTGTCCTTGAGCGTCATTACGACACGGCCATTGTCGATCGACACGGACTGTCCGACCCGCAAGTCAATGTGCAAAGACATTGGGTTACGCGCCAGCCCTCAAATAGCGGCTTTCCTGCTCTGGTGTGAGCTTGGCGAGCGCGTTCTCCAGTTCCACACCCGACAGACTGTCGAGCGCCGCGAACTCGTCCTGCCCGGTGCTCGAGACATCGGCCGGCGGCAGACCGCCAAGCGTCCGCGGCAGGCTCGCCAGATCCGGACGGCGCGCCGCCTCGGTCTTCTTGGCCGCCTCGCTCGGTTGCTTGTCGGTCGGCTTGTCGGTCGGCTTGTCGCCGGCAGACGGTTGCGCGAAACGCGCCTGAACCTGCTTGTGCGCTTCTTCGAGAACCTTGGCGCCAGTCCAGCGGCGGTTTTCGGGATCTCGCGCCAGGGTGACAACGGCCGCGTTCAGCGCCGAGCGCAGGATCGGATCGTTGTTGTACTCCTGATGGTCGTCCATGAATGTGTCCTGCTCGCGCTGCCACAAGTCCTGCGCGGCCTGCTTCTTCCCCTGAGTCGTGAATTCATTGGCGAGATTGGCGGCCAAGTTGTGCTCGCGCAGCGCGGCGATGCGCTGGTCGACTTCATGGGTCTGTGACAGGAGATCGTCGACACCAATCTCCCCTTCCTTGAACTTGGTGACGATCGCGGACCGCTCATCGCCAAACGTCTTCATCAACGCCTCGAAGTCGGCCGGCCCTTCGATCTTGATTTCCGGGAACAGGATAGCGTTACGGTGTTGGGCGTCATCGTCCGCGGCCGCCGCTTCGGCGCCTGCGTCTCCGCCATCCCCATCACCATCCCCGCCGGCTGCGGCTGCGGCACCAGCGCCTTCGCCGCCGGCATCCGGGACATGCGCGCCGAAATCCGGATCTTCGGCATCGGTGCCGGATCCGGCGTCAGTCGCCGTACCGTCGGCATCCTCCGGCGCGGCAACGGCTGCACGCTCCTCGGGGCTCAAATGTGCCAACTCGTCATCGGTAAAAGTGGTCTCTCCGGTCATATCGTCCTCGTTCTTGGATTACTGTGGTGGACCGCCAACCGGCGCCATGCCTTGGGGTCCAATCGCGGGACCGCCCGCGCCGGGCGGCATCCCTCCTGGCAGCATCGCCGGTGGCGCCGGTGTGGGCGATGTGCCTAGCGATTCGCTGATGGCCTCCTGTACGGACTTCGCAATCAAGGTTTCGATCAGCGCGGCCAACTGTGGCGCGCTGGCAAGCTGTGCAGCGACGGGCGCCGCCTTGGCGTGCGAGTCCACTTGGAGATTGACCGCCTGCGCGGCATTCAATTCGGATGACGTTTCGTCCTTGGTGATCTTGGCGAGCGCGGCACGCTTGGCGATTGCGGCTTTCTCCTGATCCTGCTGCGCCTTGTCCTGCATGTCCTTGATCTGCTGCGGCGTGAGCTTCGCGTCCGGATCCACCTGGCCGTTGATCTTGCGGATGCGCGCCACGAACTCCTCCTTGTTCGGTGCGTCCGACAGGTCCACCACCAGATCCATGAGGTTCATGGAGACTTCCGGCGGCATCTTCGCCACCATGTCGCTCAGGGTCTCGAACATGGCGATCCGCATGGATTGGCGGAAATCCTCATCGCCGATCACGAAATCCGCCTGGTTCGCGGTGATGTCGTTCAGCACTTCACCAGTGGTCGGGTCGATCTGGTTGACCTTGGACCAGTCGAGCTTTCCCTTGTTGCCGACGATGCGGACAACCTTCGGCATGGTGTAATACTGCTCGATAAGGGAAAGCTGCATCTCACCCTCCAGCTGCAGGCCGAAGCGCAGATTGTCGAATGGCTCGGCCGTCACCACGCTACCCTGGTCCTGTCTGGCAAGGATTGCGCGTCCGGACGTGGCGTTGGTCTGGTGGCCAAGGTTCTCGTCAGTGACGCCGCCCACGTCCTGAATCATGCGGGCGTCGGTCTGCATGATCGTCAGGTGTTCCTCCGCGAGTTCCGTATCGCGGTGGATCTTCAATTCGGAGCCCTTCTTTCGGATGATGACACCATCCGGGCGCGCGGCTTCCTCGGCGGTCTGGTCCCAGTCGTCTACCGCCCCCTCCTCACCCTCGATCCGGTTGGTGGACAGGATGAACAGCGCCTTGCTGGCGCGCTTGTTCAGGTCTTCCTGCGGGTCGCGGATGTTGCGGATCAGGCCATACGGCGCATTGTCGCGTGCCCGGCGGTAGCACCAGATCGGTGTGAACGGGAATCGGTTGTGCCGGTAGGGGCTCGGCGAATCCACAAGCAGGCGGTCTTCCGTCAGCACCGCGCACCGGACCTGAAACCGGACGCGGTCGTAGATGCTGACGATGCCCTGGCGCTGCGCCTCGACGTGGACCGCGTCCTGGGCGTTGTAGAGCTTGCCGTGAAGACTGGAATCGCCGCCGTTGATGATTTTCTCGGTGACCGGATCACGATACCAGCACTCGATGAGTTTGACGCGCTCGCGCCGGTTCCAGAATAGCGCATCGGATACGAAGGTCCGGCGGCCGATCACTTCACCGCGGGCGTCGCGCGCCTGGAAGTGTTGGCCGAGATACCAGAACTCGTCGTCCTGCTCGGTATTGAACAGGTCGGCGGACACAGCGGCCTGGCGCAAGATTTCAGCACGGTCCGGGAAATACGACTGGGCGACGTCCAGATCCACATAGCGAATACGGAAGATGTAGCGCGCATCTTTAAGATCACGCTCGATCGCACTCGAATCGTAGATGATGTTGCGCCACGACTCGTTGCGGGTGAACAGGATTTCTTCCTCCGGATCACCACGCGCGCCGTCTTCCAGCCATCCAACGCCGGCCTTGATCGCATCCGCGAACGCGCGCGACCTGGCGAACGGCGCCTTGTTGACGTCCGACAGGTACTTGAGGAGCTTGGTCTTGTCCTCGGCACCCTGGTAATCCTGTTCTTCGCGCGGCAGAACCTTGAAGTCGATGCGCGTGCGCTTCTCGGTGCCCAGCACCCAGTCGACCGTCGGCTTGATCTTGTTGTACACAAGCGCCGCCTGACCGCGCTCGGCCAACTCCTGAATCTCCTCCTCGGACCATTGCAGGCCGTCGTAGAAGTCCTCGTCGAGGGCCATCTGGTAGCGGTTCGCGGCCTGCTTCTCGCGCTCCTGCGTGTACCAGGCCATGAGCTTGCCCTGTTTCTGCACGCCGGCATCGGTGTCCAGCGGATGCGTTTTGACCGGGGCGTCACCCTCCGGATCCTGCGGAATCGCCGGATCGTGCGCCGGAATCGTCTGGACGTTCTCGAACTGACTCATTCCGCCATGTCCTCAAGCTGCGCGCGCGGGATCTCGAAGTGGATGCTATTGCCGTTGGGCAGAAACAACTTCCCCTCGCCAACGCTTTCCGGCTTGCCGATGGTCGGCTCCGGCTTCATCTTGACCAGTTCGTCGAGGTTGTCCTGGATGGCGCTGGCAATCTGGAAGACGGTCTGCTTGGTCGGGAACAGCTGCAGGACTTCACAGGCCTTGGCCGCCTGCTCGACCAAGTAGGCGTCCTCGGCGTATTTGAAGGCCGACGACAGACAGATGCAGAACGCGCCGGACCGGGCAGTCGGGCGTTTCGGCCACAGCACCAGCGCCGGCTCGCCGTTGACGTACTGGTAACTCACCACGATGTCACCATGGACGCGCGTGCCGCGCGCCTTGGGACCGCCGAACATGACATAGCCGGGAAGACTCATTG